GGATAAAGCAATGACTAGGTTTAAAATCTAAGCATTGCTTTTTCTTTTTAAATCTATACAGTTACCCATAAATTTCGTACTGTGTAACTCAAAAGAGAAAGTAGAATGAAATCAATGATAGCAAGGGATTTGGCGAAGGGGTCAGTTACACACAATACAAGATATGGGTAACTCGATTTATTAACATAAATGATGATAAAATATAAGTGCATATGAAGGGAGACAATTTATGAAAGAGATAGATAAGAAAAATGTTAAGGATATAAAGGGGAACGGCGAAGCAGAAATTCAGGTTCCAGACATGATAAAAGAAGCAATTGAAAAATCTTTGAAAAAATACAGGTTTCTAATGATGCTTGCACCTCAAATAGAGGATCTACAGAAAATAGAAAATATTATATTGAAGCAAGAAGCTGAAATGTGGTGTTTAGATTTTCCAACCATAGCTGACATAATGGATGAGCTTATATCTATTGAAATGATACCCGAATATATAGAAAATAAATTAGAGAGTTATATAGGAGAATTACTTAATGATCCTATGTTTAGAATTCATGCGCCTATTATTAAAGAAGCTTACGAAGCATATAACTTAGGGTTATACAAGTTGTGTGTATTTCCGCTTCTCGCTACTTTTGAACATGTGTTTTCATCGTGGTGTGAAGGGAAAATAAAAATAGAAATGATATCTATTGATGGTAAACCAAATAGCTACGGTCTGTATAAAAAAGTGAACCCTGAAGAATATAAAAGAGCTAATGAAGAATATTTTACTCAAATATTTACTAATTCTATACTTCGGATGTATAAAAAGTTATTTTTGAAAATCCCAAATGAATTAGGAAAAGAACTGAATCGAAACTCAATTATGCACGGTTTTTATGATTATGAATCTATTACGAAAAAAGATGTGCTTAAATTATTCCAGTTATTAAAATCAACAATGATATTAAAAAAAGCTGATTCTCATCAACTAATTAATAAAGGGTAATATATATGGTGAACTTACAATGTTTATTTTGAAAAAGGTGGCAGAGTCGTGACCGCTTTTTGGCAGGATATGTGCCGGTTGTTTTGGAATTCACGTGATATATTTGTATTGTGAGAAGTGGCGGAAAACACGACTCATAAATTCCTTTATAAACTATATGTTGTCTAAACGGTTTCGTAATGACGGCGCATAAAATCCGGAACCAGCAGATGGTAATGATTGAATGATACCGTTATTAGGGAGAGCTTTTGCTCTTCTTCCAGTTACTTAATATTGTTGATGCGTATTAGCGGTTCATCATTAGGTGATTGGAATAAGGATAAAACTTCACGTACCGGAATTAAAGTACAAATTAATAACCCATTTCAAAGCATCCATTCGGGTGCTTTTTTATTTCGAAAGATAAAGGCTGGTGTAACTGTGCAACCTTTAACAATACAAGAGATTAATAAACTATATGAACAAGATAATATCATTAAGTTCTATAAGCATCCTTACTGGAGAAGGAACATTAGAATCAAGGCATTAGAAAGAGACAACAGCGAATGTCAGGAGTGCAAGCGCAAAGGTAAGTATAGCAAGGGTAGGAACGTCCATCACATCAAGGAGTTACGTGACAGACCAGACTTAGCATATACATTAAGCAACCTAGAAACACTATGCATTCAATGCCATAACAAAGAACACAACAAAGAGAAGAACATAGTGAAGAAACGTTGCACGATAGTAGATGAAGAGAGGTGGTAAGTGTGGACAGCCTAACGATACAAGGTAACATATATGACTTACAATTCATCAAGACATTAGTGAAAGACGGAACAGATGATGAGCGTGCTTTAGATATATTCAAACAGTTTCAACGTGACATCTACACAACATACAAACAGATACGACACATATGTAATCCAAGAGCATGTGAGAAGACTACACTTGAAACAGTAAAGAAAAGTTTACGAGAACATTGGCTAGAACATTATCTAAATATGAATTTAACTGAAGCTCACATTGTTATTGAATATGCTGAGCTATTCTTTGGTTTAGCTATAAAATAATTTAAGATAAATTTCCTGAGACACCCCCCGGTCAAAATATAGAAACAATTTTGCTGGGGGACCGAGCAACGCGGGGGGGAGATTTGTCTTTTTATTTTTTGCTTTTCGCGCGTGAGACAGAAAAAATCACAAAAAAATATCTTCCTTTTACTTGGATGATGAAACTTTTTGATATGTATTTGTGATCAGTATGCAGTTGCTAATGTTTTCTGTTAAGTAAAAATATACACATCTATTTTCGTTCTTTTAAGAAAAGTTTTTAAAATTAATCTTCGAAAAAATCTAATAAAGAAGCGGGGTGATGATATTGTGAGCGGAAAACAAAGTAAATATAAATTAGCGTTCAAAGATTTCTTAGAAGGCGTTAAATACAAGGATATTGCGGATAAATATAGTGTATCTGTTAGCACTGTTAAATCATGGCGTAGTCGTTATTGGGAAGACATGATAAATGAAAAAGGTCTAAAAAATGTTTCAGAAAAGGTTGCAAAGCTTCAAAAGAGCAGAGAAAAAACGCTTAGAAATAAAATAAGAGATGATTTATATGAACAACTTGGCACAAACGGTATCATACACGCTCATTTTATGGATTTAGTAGAAGATTATATGTCATTTTGGGATATAAAAAATAAATTGATAGCTGATGTAAAAGATCGAGGTGTTTCAGTTTTAGGTGCTAATGGTTTTATGAAGAAAAACGATAGTATTAATGAGTTGAATAAGACTAATACGCAAATGTTAAAGATTCTTAATGAGTTGGGTCTTAAAGCGGTAAGTGAGGATGATGACGATGATACAGAAGTCTAATCTTCCTTATAAATATCACCCTTACATTAGTGAGTACATGTATAGTGTGGAAAGCGGAGAAATAAAGTCATGCAAAGAACAAAAACAATTAATGGCCTTAGTTCGAAAAACTTTAGATAATCCAAATGTTTATATTGATGTAAAAGCTATTGAGGATAGTGTTAAAATTCCAGAGCCATATTTCCCCTTCAAACTTTACGCTTGGCAAAGATTTGTTAATGCTTGCGTATATGGAGTTAGATACAAAGACAATGACCGTTTAGTTTGGAATCAGATTTTAATTTTAATGGGTCGTGGTGGCGGTAAAAATGGTTATGGTGGTTGGCATAATTTTTATATGCTGTCCAAACAGTTCGGAATTGATAATTATCATATCGAATGGGTAGCAACTTCTGAACAACAAGCAAAAACTACATTTCAAGATGTTCGGAATGTAATTGATAACCCTAAAAATAGTGTTTTGAAGAAGTCTTTCAATACGACTAAAGTATTAATTGAACATAAAAAGAACAAATCACATTTAAAATACAACACATCAAATGCTAGAACGAAAGACGGTTTAAGGCCTGGTTCAGTTTGGTTCGATGAAATTCATGAATATGAAGATTACGCGTCTATTAAGGTATTCCGTTCAGCTTTAGGGAAAGTAAAAGACGGTAGAACGTTTTATTTAACAACTGATGGATATGTCCGCGGTGGCGTTTTGGATGATATGAAAGAAAAAGCACGAATGGTTCTAAGTGGAGAAGTTGAAAACAGTAAGATTTTCCCCTTCATCTGCAAATTAGATTCCGAAGAGGAAGTTGAAGACATTGCAAACTGGGAAAAAGCTAATCCTTCTATTAGAGATAACACGGAACTATTCGAAACGATGAAAGAAGAATGGGCCGATTGTCAGACCAACATTCCAATGCATGTGGAATTTATGACAAAAAGGATGAACATTCCGAAGCAGCTATTTCAACATAAAATCGCAACTTATGAGGATATTCTTGCTACAGATCAAGAATTACCAGACAATCTGCATCAATATCAATGCGTTGGTGGTGTAGATTTTGCTGAATTACGTGACTTCTGCAGCGTGGGTTTGTTATTTAAGGTAAATGGTAAGCGTATTTGGATTCACCACACGTTTATATGGCACGAAGCGTTGAAAATGCAGGATATAAACCAGGATATCATTGATATAGGTGTGGAAAAAGGACTCTTCACCATTGTGTACGATAAAGAGATAAAACCAGAACGTGTTATCAATTGGTTCTTAGATAAAGCAAAAGAATACGATATTAAATACATCGCCATTGATAAATTCCGTTCAGTAATCTTGCAGCCTTTATTAGAACAAGCTGGTTTCCATGAAAAAGTAAAGGTAGTACGTCGTGGTCAATATATTCACGCTATGTTAGACCCGTTAATCCAACATCTATTCATCAATCATAATATCGTTTTCCACGATGACCCTGTTATGCGGTGGTATTGTGGAAATATCTATGTGGATGAATTAGGGAATGGATCAAAAGAATATAAAAAAATCGACCCTGTCAAAAGAAAAACTGACGGGTTTTTCGCGTTCACTCACGCTTTAAATTTTGATGGAGAAATTGAAGACTATGCAGTCGATTTAAATGATATGCAAGTATGGTCATTTTAACTAAAGGAGGTGAGTCAATTGGGAATTAGAACACTAGTTAAAACATTTTTTGGTGGTAGTAGTAGCGAAATTCCCGATCCAGATTGTCAAACACTGCAATTAAAAGCCGAAATAGCTTACAAAAAACTATACGTTAACGCTGCTATTGATTTAATTGCACGTTCATTAATTTCTTGTGACTTCGAATCTTATAGAGATGGCAAGTTAAAACGGCATTTAAACTACTATCAATTGAATGTAGCACCTAATAAGAATGAAAATGCTCATGAATTCTGGACAAAAGTTGTATATAACCTTGTTTACGAAAATGAAGCGTTGGTTATTCCCATTGGCGAAGAATTGTGGGTAGCTGATTCGTTTTATCGCGAAACTACGAATGGTTTAACAGAGTTTACGTATCATTCATTGTCAATTAACGGTGAAATGTTAACAAAAACTTATAAAGAAAGCGAAGTCATGTATTTCCGACTTTCCCAGGAGTCTATTAATCAAGTTATTGATAGTTTGTATAACTCATACGGATTATTACTAGCAAAAGCTATGTCTGATTATAAGGGGAATGGAAAACTTAGATTTTTAATTAAAGGACGTTTCATGAACTCCTTAACAGACGAGAACGGCAAAGCAGCACAAGCACTTTTTGAGGAAAAGATGAGAGATTATACGAATCCCGAAAAAATTGCATCTGTTTTATTCTTGCCGGAGCAAGTTAACTTAGAAGATCAGAGCAAAGATCTGCAAAAGTTAGATACACGAGATATTAAGAATCTTGCAAAAGATATGTTAGACTTTGTGGCCGTTGCTTTCCACATACCACCATCATTATTAAGTGGAATTAGCGAAGGGGGTATCTCTACTTCTGGTAATCCTACTGGTGACCTAGATAACTTCATACTTTTCTCTGTTAGACCAATCGGTGAAATGATTGTTAATGAGTATAACAAAAAGATGTTTACTCGAGATCAATTTTTAAACAAAACTTATATCAAATTTGATATGAAGAACTTCAAATTGTTCGACCTAACCAAGTTCGCAAACGCTGTGGACAAACTATTCGCCGTTGGTGGTCTTAGTATTAATGATGTAATTGAGCGATTAGGTGGCGAATTAATCGATGAAGATTGGGCTAAGGAACGTTATGTCACTAAGAACTATGAAAGAGCAAGGATAAGCGGAACTATGGAAGGGGGTGGAATTGATGGAAATGGAAAAGATTCAACCGAAGTTCCTAATGATGGAGAATCAGGAGAACAGTAAAAAAGTAGTCGCTTATATGCATGGAACTGTTGGTGCTGGTTGGTGGGGCGATATTAACGCTAAAAAGACTCGCGAAATGTTCGATAACATTGATGCTGACGAAATTGAATTACACATTCATTCCGGTGGTGGTGATGCATTCGAAGGTATTGCGATTTGTAACTACCTAAGAAGTCATAAGGCTTCTGTTACAGCCGTTATTGATGGTCTTGCTGCTTCTGCTGCTTCTTTAATTGCAATGGGAGCTGACAAAATTATCATGCCATCTAATACAACAATGATGGTTCATAGGGCTTCAACTTATGCGTACGGTAATGCTGATTCGTTAGAAAAGCAAGCCAAAATGTTGCGCGATGTTGATGACGCTTTGATCCAATCATATAGAAATCGTTTTAACGGCGAATTTCACGAATTAGAAGCGTTATTAGATAACGAAACTTACATGACTGCTGAAACAGCTAAATCTTATGGTTTCTGTGATGAAATTGTAGATTCAATAGAAAGTGTGGACAACGAAGAACCGGTTATTGATGAACCGGAAGAAGAAGCACCTATCGAAAACGAAGGTGACAAACGTATTCAAAACGCTGAGAAATCAGCAAACTTTATGGCTTCATTATTAAAATCTATCAAACTATAGGAGGTACTTTACAATGGGTAAAGACTTAGAATCAAAAATTGCAAATCGTCAACAATTAAGCGAGGTATTAGCGTCTGGTACGCCGGCACAAGTAGATAATGCATTAATTCAATTCGCTGAAGGTATTCAAAATGAAATTTTACAACAAGCATCTGTTCAATCTAGTGATCAAGCTATTTTAGCTGCACGCGGTGGCCGCGCTTTAACTAGTCAAGAAACTAAGTATTATAATCAAGTAATTGCAGGCGCTTCATTCGCTGGTACTGAAGCATTAGTGCCACCAACTGTAATCGAGCGTGTATTTGAAGAATTAACACAAAATCATGAGTTGTTAAACGAAATCAACTTTGTTAACGTAGGTGCTTTAACTGAATGGATTCTTAAAAAAGGTGACGTTCAAACAGCGTTCTGGGGCAAATTATGTGCTGCTCATAAAGAACTTTTAGACGAAGGTTTTGAAACGATTGATGTTAATCAATACAAATTATCTGCTTTCATGCCTGTGTGTAAAGCAATGTTGGATCTTGGACCAGTTTGGCTAGATCGCTATGTTCGTACTGTATTAGTAGAGTCATTAAAAATTGCTTTAGAATTAGCAATCGTTAATGGTACAGGAAAAGATCAACCAGTCGGTATGTTAAAAGACTTACTAACAGTGACTAACGGCGTTCATGCTGATAAAGCGGTAACTGGAGCACTAGAAAACTTCTCTCCATTCACTTTAGGAAACATTATGGCTTTACTTACAAAAGACGGCAAACGCAATCCAGAAAACGTATTACTAATTGTTAATCCAGTAGATTATTGGGCTAAAATTTTTGGTTACACTACACGTCCTAATGCTGATGGAACTTATGCTTACAACGTCCTTCCAATCCCAGGTAAGATTATTAAATCTAACGCAGTTCCAAAAGGTAAGTTAATTGCTGGTATGGCCAAAGATTACTTCTTAGGATTAGGCGGCGCACAACGTTTAGATGTTTATGATCAAACACGAGCTATCGAAGACGAAGATTTATATATTGCTAAGATGTATGCTAACGGACGTGCTGAAGAGAATCTTTCATTCTTAGTTTATGATATTTCAACAATGAAAGACCCAGCTACAGCGATGACTACTCCAGCACCTACTAAATAAGGAGTGATCCTTTATGAGTGACAATCAATTACCGGCGACGTTACAGTCGCCTTTTGATTTGTTAGATGATGTAAAACACGCACTAGCTATTACGTGGACTGAAGAAGACAACGACATCGTAAAGCTAATAGATCGTTCCGTTTACTATATTAATGACTTAGTAGGCGCTGTACTTGATCTAAAGGTCAATTTAGTTGCACGTGAGTTGGTTATAAATCGCATTCGATATGAATACAACAATGCTTTAGATCAATTTGAATCTAATTTCGAACAACCACTTTCACGTTTGACATTCCAAGTAGCATTAGACGAAAGGAAGGTTTCTGATGGCAATTGAACAGCATAGAAAAACATTTAATGACGGTTTTGTCAGTGTCATGAAGCAGGAAACTATTAGAAACGCTGCTAAAAAGGTGATAGGACATAAACCCATCGAGATTGCTAAATTACGTTTCTCCGAAATGTCTTTTCGAGAAGTGGATATTCAATTTGCTGAAAGTGTTGGGGAACAGTTAGATAGAAAAATTGAAGTTCTGAATGCACCTGTATTTAACAGCAAGAATGTGGACAGATTAACAATCCGTTTACAAGACGAGAATTACAGCATTATCAAAACAGATCGTTCTAAAAAGAGTTTGTTCTTATATCTCCAAAAGGTAGGTGGTCTTGATGAATCCGGAACAGTTGATTGAAAAGTATAATACTAAACTTGTGGAACATCTAGAAGCATTCTTTACTGGTGCTGGAATTTATCAAGATGCCGTCCAGGAAGATGAAGCAGACTTATCTAAAATAAATCACGTTGTATTCGAGACGGGCGGGTTTGAAAGGATTAGCCCGGTAACGTTTAAACAAGATGTAATTGTCTATTTCTTCTCTGAAAACAGGGAGGATTTAGACATATTACAATTATCATTCATGAATTCTTTGTCCCCAACTGGGCATAGCTGCAGCAAGACAGTTAAAGATCGAATGAGAAAGAAAGATACTGAGTATTTTGTGGATGTTATTCGGTTTGATTTATCGAGGGTGATAAAAAATGTGTGCTAATTACACAATGGACTTCTCGCAATTTGAAGCATTACAAAATAACATTAAACAATTACCGGATATTGCTGAAACAGTGATTAACAAAGAATTAGGTTCTACAATAGCGCCTATTATGGAAAAATCTATCCTGGGTTTAATACCGATTTCAGATAGAGATAAACCACACGCTAAGTTATACAAGTCACTTAGTGCAGATACAAGGGAAAACTTGACATTAAGAATTAAACCTAAAGCTAAATTCAGTTACTTAGTGTTTCCGGATTTAGGTGTAGGTACAAGTAAAAGGAGATCTCCTTTAAACTTCATGGAGCATGGTGTGGATAAAAAAGCTGAACAAGCTGCTGAAGAGTTAAATAAAGCTTTGATAGAAGAAATTAATAAGAAATTAGGAGGAAATTAAATGCCTACAATTGATGTGTTTGATGCGGTTGAGATTAAAAATGCAAGTGTTTTATTTAAAGGGGCAACGGTTTCCGAGCCATTCGGTTGTGTTGGAAAGCTAGATGCAGAAACAGAAATTAAATCAATTTCGAAATTATGTGGTGGTGTTATTCAAAAGAAGAAATCCAAACCTTCTCAATTAACCGTTACAATTAGTGGCCATATGCAATTAAAAGTATTACGTGACATTTTCGGTATTACAAATGATGGTTTAGTAGCCGATGTTTACGCATACGGTATTGATAGCATCGGGAAAGATTTCTCGTTCGTGGCTGAAGAAGCTGATATTTTTGAAGGTAACAAACGTTTAATCGCATTCCCTAACTGCACTGCTGCTACTGGATATGTAAAGAGTGTGGAAAACGGTGCTGAAGAATTAGCGGAATTTGAACTAGAAATTACAGCTTTACCTGATGCTTACGGACAACTTTATTACGAAGGTATCAATTTAACGGGAACAGTCGAAACGACTTGGTTAACAAAATTCGATCCTGCAAGCCTTCAAAAGACTACAGGTTAATAAAAAATAAGATTTACTATGTAAGGCGCTCTTAATTGGGCGCCTTTTAATTTTAGCTAAAAGGGAGAGATTTACATGTTAAAAACTATCACATTAACAAATCAGGAAACAAACGAATCGAGAGAAGTAAAGGTTAATGCAAATTTAACAGCTTGGACATTATTCAATTTAGAAAAAGAAGGCATCATTAACAAGTCATTTTTAAGTACGTTATTCAGCGCTGGCGGAATGCAAAATATTGATTTATTAGACACTTTTAGAACTGTTTATGCAGCTTATCGTCAAGCTACTCCAAAAGAATATATGGATTTTGAAACATTCATGCAGCAATACGAGATCAACATGGAAGAAGCGTTCGAAATTTTCGGTGCGATTCTAAGTGGTAAAGGTAAAAACAATATGGCTAAAGGTTTCCAAGCAAAAGCGGGAAAAAAGGGTTAAAACTTCCGAAATATGAGATCGAGTACATAGTTGACATATACAGTCTCTACGTATTTATTTTTGAAATTTCGGAGCATGACTTCTGGAATCTTCCTTTACGTGACGTTCAAAGAATAGCTGAAAATAAAAGCGCTTATTTAGGTTGGAAATCCTATATGGAAGAAAAGGAGAGTGGTAAATAGTGGCTGCGCCTTCGAAGGAAACCATAATTAAATTTAAGGCTGATACAGCCGATTATAAAAACAGAATAGCCGATATTAACCAGGAAAACAGAGCGTTAACACAAGAATTAAAGTTAACGCAATCCCAAATGAAATTAAATGGTTCTGAAACAGATAAATTAACTGCTACTCTATCCACACTTCAGAAACAATACGAACTATCTAAACAGAAAACTAAAGAAGCTACTGACCAATTAAACAGAGCGAAACAAGTGTGGGGAGAAAATTCTACTGAAGTCAAAAAAGCTGAGGAAGCTTTACGAAAAGCAATGTTGGCTGAGTCAAACTTGTCAAACCAGGTAGAAACTACTACTAGATCATTAAGACAAGCCCAACAAGCTGAAGCTGAAAGAAATAGTGAATCCGGTAAATCGAAACAGAAGTTAGAAGAATTGAAGAGAGCTGAAGCGCAATTAGCTGACGAATCTAAACGTTTACAATCGGCATTAGCGTTAGAACGTTCTCAATTAGGCGAAAATGCGTCGGAATCACAAAAGTTAGAACAGAAACAAAGCCAATTAAGACAAAGTTTAGATATGAGTGGTAAGACCGTTCGGAACTTAGAACAACAATTAGCACAAGCAAAAACAGCGTATGGCCAAAACTCAACAGAAGTTGCTAAATTAGAAACTAAATTAAACCAGGCTAGAGAAGCGGAGAACCGTTTAAAAACAGAAGTAAACCAAGCTAGTACAGCTTTAAGAGAACAAGGAAGTACGGCAGAAGCTGCATCTTCTAAGTTGCATAAAGTAGGGCAAGCTACGAAAGATATCGGTGGCAATTTAACAGGAACCGTTACACCTGCTTTGGGTGCTGTTGCTGCTGCTTCTACAAAGTGGGCCGTTGATTTCGATTCATCGCAAAAACAAATACAAGCATCATTAGGTTTGACGGAAAAAGGTGCTCAAAATGTAGGTAAAGTTGCCGAAAACGTCTTTAGAAAAGGTTGGGGAGAAAGTCTAAATGAAGTTAACCAAACAGTGGTTAAAGTTTGGCAAAACATGGAGGATGTTCCGCTCGACGAAATAGAAGGCGTTACAGAAGGTATTTTAGCACTTTCTAAAACGTTCGATATGGATTTAGGAGAAACGACCCGTGGTGCAAACCAATTAATGAAACAGTATGGAATGACAGGTAAGGAAGCATTAGATTTCATCACTGTAGGTATGCAAGGTGGTTTAGATGTATCGCATGAATTCACGGATAACTTAGCTGAATACGTTCCATTGTTTAAGCAAGCTCAATTTTCTTCTGAACAGATGTTGAATATCTTGAAAAACGGGTTGCAAGCTGGAGCATATAATCTTGATTTTGTCAACGACCTAGTTAAAGAGTACGGAATACGTATTCAAGATGGTTCAAAATCTACTTCTGACGCGATGGGACAAATGTCTAAAGGAACACAACAAATGTGGGAAGAGTTCAAGAAAGGTCAACGCCCTGCATCTGACGTCTTCTACGCTATTATCAAAGACTTAAAAGGTATGGATAACCAGGTCGATGCTACACAACTTGGCGTAGCGCTAATGGGAACTAAATTTGAAGACTTAGGGAATCAAGTTGTTTACGCTATGGGCGAATCAACTAGTAGTTTGCAAAGTCAAAAAGGCGCCGTTGATAATTTAAGGAAAATACAAGAAGACACATTTGGTGTTAAGTTCCAAAAGACATTAAGAGAATTTCAAGATGCAATGCGCCCTATTGGAGAAATGCTTTTAGAGCTAGGCGAAAAGATCATGCCGGATGTAAAAAATGCTGCTAAATCCATTGCTGATGCCTTTAAGTCACTATCCCCAGAAGCGCAAAAAACTATAGCTATAATCGGTGGAATAGCCACCGTATTAGGTCCTGTCATGATGATACTAGGGCCTTTTATCAGTGGAATAGGTTCACTCATAGGTTTATTTATGAAAGCAGGACCGTTAATAAGTGGTGTTATCAGTGTTATTTCAATGTTAGCTGAAGGAATAGCAGTTGTTGTAACTGTGATCGCTGGTTTCATTGGTGCACCTGTAGCTGCTGTAGTTGCCGCTATTGTCGGAATCATTGCCGTTGTAACTGCTGCAATAGCAATATTCAACAACTGGGGTGGCGTAACTGACTGGTTAAAAGAAAAGTGGGAACAATTTAAAACATGGTTTTCTGAAATGTGGGCAAGTGTAAGCGAATCCTGTTCCGCTATTTGGGAACAACTCAAAACCAATTTAGGTGTATGGTGGGACGGCGTAGTTCAATACTTCACTACAAAATGGGAAGAATTCAAAACGGCTTGGAGCGACTTCTGGACAGCAGTTGGAACTAAAGCACAAGAAATTTTGAATGGTATTCTGCAATGGTTTTCCGAAATGTGGGCTTCATTCAAACAAATTTGCGACGAAGCTTGGACAGCTGTTAAAGATGGTTTTTCTGCATTTTGGGAAGGTTTGAAAGAAATAGCGCAAACAGCTTGGAATATCTTGTTTAACATTATAACTTTACCGCTTAGAGCGTTATTGACAGTTTTCATTTTGATTTGGGATCAGATAAAAGAACCTGTCACTAAATTTTGGGAATGGATAAAACCTTATATAGAACAAGCCTGGAATGCTATAAAAGATACGTTCAATAAATATAAAGATATGCTGATTAATACCATATCCGAATTATGGAATATGATCAAAACGGCTACTTACGATACTTGGAATTGGATAGTTAATCAATTGCGCAGTTTTTGGGAATGGATTTCCAAGATAGTCACTGATTTTGGTCGAAAAGTCTACGATACTGTGAAAGGGAACTGGGACACAATCTCAAAAGTTACGTCCGAAGCGTGGAACAAAGTCTCTACTTTAATTTCTGATGCTTGGAATAAAATAACTGGAAGTATAAGTGAAAAGATTTCAAAAGCGAGAGAAATTGTGTCTAGCGGATGGAATACGGTAAAAGACGCAACTTCTGAAAAGTGGAATCAAGTTTCTAGCGTTGTATCCGGCGTTTGGGACAAGATATCTTCTACCGTGTCGAATAAAGTTGATAATGTACGGAGTAAGGTAGATGGTTCGTGGAATACGATAAGTTCATTGACTTCCGGTGCATGGAATAGAGTTCGTGATACTGTAGGCGGTGTGTGGGATAGTTTGAGTTCTAAGGTGTCGAATGTAGCCAGCACTATTAGTAATACTGTACAAAGAAACTGGGATCGCATGTCTAATACAATGAATTCAATAATGTATCCTATTAACCAAGTCATTAGTTTTTTCAACAATCTTTACAATACGATCAGCAGAATTATGGATAACATCGTAGGTAAAATAACGAGTGCTTGGAATAGAGCAGGTGGTATTTTAAATAAATTGAATCCATTTTCAAGCTTCTCATTCTCGATGCCATTTAGCGCTGATACAGCAAGTTTTGCTTCTCCCGCTTCATTTGCATCTATAGCACCTATGTCAGCGGATATGCCAGCTTTAGCGCGTGGATTTGCTCCTATGACTTCATTCGCCTCAACTGGCGGATCAATTGGCGATGCAATAACAAAAATGAACAAATCTTTATCGGCGGACGGACTTCTTTCTAATCTTCCTAATGTAGCTAATGATGCGATGTCGTTCGCAAAAGGACTAACAATCATGCAGCCACAACAAGAAATTAAAAATGAAGTCACTTTCCACACTACTGTAAATAATGAAAGTGATCTTAATAAGATGTTTGAAAAAGCGGATGATTGGTTTGCTCAAAAAGGACAACAGTTAAACATTGGGATAGGGAGGAGATAACTGTGCTGGATATTAGAATAGATGATAAGTTAGGGCGATTCTACCATGTTTGTATGGTAGATCGTCCTAATATCCCTAGTGCAAAAGAAAAAGTCGAATTTATTAATATTCCAGGCAGAGAAAACGGTTCTTTAATTAAGAAAGACGGTTATGAAGACGTTGAATTCACAATTAATTTTAACTTACTAGAAGACTATAATGTAAAACCATTATTGCGGAAGATAAAAGCCTGGTTACGAAACGCTAAAATACTTTCATTTACTGATGATAACGTTTATAGAAAAATCAAAAGTGTGGACATAGGAGATATTGATAATCAATTCGAAGAGTATGGACAATTCGAAGTTACATTTAAGTCAGATCCCTATGAATATATTATTGAGCAACCTATTGAACTAGTAACCGGAATGACTGTTATGAACTACGGTACGCTTTATTCTTTACCTAAATTCACCATTACAGGCAGCGGGACGATAACTGTATATGTAAACGGAATAGCTTTTCAAATTAAAGATGTTGCAAATTCAGTTGTTGTTGATTCTGATTTGTCGTTATGTTATTCCGGCAGTTTTCCAATGAATAATAAAATGATTGGTAACTTCCCCATATTGAAAGAGGGCGAAAATACAATATCGTGGACAGGAACGGTCTCTAAAGTCGAACTAGAAACAAGGGGTAGATATGTGTGATTAAACTTTATAAACCAGATGAAACAGACTTTTTACACAATGGTATCGGTATATTAAGTGATGCTGTTCATGAAGCGACTGTTCAAGAAGATTTAAATGGGGTTTACGTACTGTCATTCAAATATCCGTTATTCTCTCCACATGGATTAGATATAAAGGGCCAGAGTTTGATACAAGTACCAACACCTGATGGCGATCAATTGTTTAGGGTAGCTAATCCTTCAGCTTCAATGGGGATTTTAAGCGTATTTTGTTATCATGTTTTTTACGATTTAATTGATAACTTTATAGAAGATACAAATATCGTAGATAAAACAGGATTAGGAGCGCTTGTTCAAATTAAAGGTGCTCTCCAATATCCTAGCAGATTCGAATTTTTCAGTGATATTGGAACACTTAACAATGCACGTTTAGTTCGAATGAATCCAATAGAAGCTATCCTAGACACTGGGAAAGAAAATAGTTTCCTAAATCGTTGGGGCGGCGAATTAAAAAGGGACAATTTCAATGTAAATGTTTTGGAAAAACGCGGTCGTGATCGTGGTGTTGTTATTCAACATAAGAAAGATTTATTAGGATATGAAGCGAGTGTTGATTGGCAAAGTCCTATTACAAAAATCATGCCGCAAGGTTTTGATGGTTTATTATTACCAGAAAAATATGTTGTGAGTAGCAATATAAATAAATATGTCCATCCTAAAATCAAAAAAGTTGATTTTGAAGATGTTAAAGCAGCTATCGGCGATTACGCAAATGACGAGGATGCGATACCTTTAGAAGATGCTTACGAACTTTTGAGACAAAAAGCACGCGCTATGTTTGAAAAAGATCATGTGGACCAGCCTTTAGCATCATATAAAGTTAGTTTCCAAGAACTATCACAAACAGAAGAATATAAGAATTTCGCCGTTTTGCAATCAGTGTATATGGGCGATACGGTAACTGTGCAGCATGATGAAGACGGAATTTACATTCAAGCAAAAGTTATATCTTATAAGTATGATCCTGTAAAAGAGAGATACATTGATATAATACTTGGTAATTTTAAAGATTCATTTACTAGTAAAACGAATAAGATTGATAAAATCCAAGATGACGTTTTAAATATAACAACTGATATCAATGTAGGTCTTAGTGATGCTGATAAAAGGTTAAACCAATTGAAAGATGGCTTGGACACAACAAATGGCAACCTGGATACTACAAATTCAAATTTAAATACTACAAATGGAAAAGTAACCGGTTTAGAAACTGGTTTAGATAAAACCAAAACCGATCTGAATAACACGAAGAATGATTTAAAAGATACAAAAACGGATTTAGGTAACACGAAAACAGATTTAAATAATACAAAAAACAAGGTTACCGATTTAGAAGGTAAAGTAAAGGATTTAGGACCTAACATTCTAGAACAAGCCAAACAGAACGCTACAGACCTTATAAACAGTGGTTTCGGTTCTTATGTTCGTGTTTATCCAGATCGTATTTTGATTATGGATACAAATAACGAAATGACCGCTAAAAAGGTTTGGCAATGGAATGTGAATGGATTAGGGTACTCATCAACTGGTGTAAATGGACCATATGGCGTTGCGATAACAAAAGATGGATCAATAGTAGCTGACTTTATTAAAACCGGTAAATTGAATGCTGGAATGGTTCAAACTGGTTTCAACGAATACGGAAACAATATAAAAATGATGCCTGAAGGCTTGCAGTCAACGGTTAACGGAATCAAAAGAATGGAATTGAACAACTTTGGCCAATTAGTGATTTTCGATTCAGATGCAACCCGAGTGGGTATGTTAGGGTATCAATACAGAGTTTCCGATAACACGAAAGGCGTAACGATGAACGTTGAACCTGGCAGGTATTTAAGTTTTTCTGTATTAAATCCAACTACGCAACTTTATGATCCGCGCTTTGAAGTGGTTGATAATGATACAACGTATGGATTCAAAGGTATATTTGCATGGCGCGATATGTGGTTGAATACAAGGAAACTCATTCTTTCATCTCAATCTGGAGGTAAAGAAGGAAATTACATTCAAGAGTTGTTGTATCCCAACGATACTAAACGTTTAGCGATGATTTCTGATACTGGTGTAGATTTTGTATTGAGAGAAAATGACAAAAATATAACCTGGGCCGGTATTAATAAGAATTTTTTCTATTCATATAAAAGAATGATAGCGAATAACGGGGTTCTATTTAGGGATGATAACAGTGAAATTTTTAGTGGCGGTATTATTCGGGATTCGATTGGTAATTTAAAAATTTCAAATGAAGGCACAACGCAATTCCTGTATAAAGATGGAGAATTCGCGTACGTTTTAGTCGAAATGAACGCCTGGGATAGAGTTAATTACAGGGTTTCGTTAGATATGAATAACAATAACATACTTAACGCAAAAATTGTACGTACACTATCAAACAACAATGCGCCGCAACCGGCTTCATTTACGAGAATGGCAGCGCCGAAACCAGTCAAAAAAGAAATGTATGCGCCGATGAATTCGAGTGAAATGTTTACCCACATTGGCACTGAATCAACTGTGGATGGAAAAGTAGTAATCAACCTTCCTACATTCTTCCAAAATGAAACTGACGATTACCATGTATTCATTAGTAAATATGGACGTGGTGACATTTGGGTTTCTGAACGGACAGGAATATCTTTTACTGTGGAAAGTGAGAATGATATTGAATTTTCATACGAAATTAAGATTGTAAAGAAAGAACCTATAGCGGAAACTTTTGCTTTCAGAAGTGCTACTAAACAGAAATCTAGTATTTTTGATAGAGAGGTTAAACACAAAGTGATAAAGGTAGACGAATTCGAAGCTAATACTAATGAAGGGGGGATAAAACAATATGAAGATTAAACTAGTATTGGATATAAACAAAACCCAACAAGCGCAATTAAATGCAGTTGTTACTGGACGTCAAGGTGATAAAGGGACTGTAACTGTAAATGTATTTGTTGTGGACGGTGGTGTTCCTTACAATTTAACTGGACAAGATATTTATTATGAAGGTTTGAAACCTAATAACGCATATGTTCGTGATAAAACGGGGGTTAAAATAATCAATGCTACACAAGGTAATTTTGAATATACCTTCAGACCAGAAACATTCGGCGTGGCTGGTATCGGAAAAAGATCGTATTTCTCAATTGAACAAGGCGGAACTGTTAGAGCGTCTACTCAAGATTTCGGACTTGTAACTTTAGCTGATGCAATGACAGGGAATACAATGAGTGGCCCATATATTTCTGAATTAGAAGAATTAATTAACCTAGCGCAATGGCTAGTCGATGATATCAATAGTCGATGGACTTCAATTAACGATCAATTAACTCAATTACAAAACAAATTGAATACAATGGATGTTGTGAGACGTAGTGGCGATACCATGACAGGTAATACCTCCTATTCAGTAGGAGCTGGAAAACCAAACTTAGGGACGGACTGGAAAGACGGGGCAACAAGGTTATGGGGATTTGAGTCTTCACAAAATGACTGGCTTTTCTATAACTACAAAGATTCAAAGCAGATTCTAAAGTATTCAGGTGCTACAAATACGTTAACTGTCGATGCAAATACGAACGTAGTTAAAAAAGCAGGGGACACTATGTCGGGTACATTAACTTTCACCAACGGCAACGCCTTTAGACTTAATTACGCAGGGCAAAAGTCTTGGATATGTCATCACCCTGGAAGTAATACTATGGTATTCGCACCAGAGACAACTGTAGGGAGTAACTCATGGGATTGGGCGAAAGGGATTGAATTCAAAGACGATGGTACTATACGACAAGCTACAGATACTGGTTGGGTACCTATAACGTTAAACGCAGGGGTTAACTCTATAGACGGTAGAACTTGCCAGTTCAAACGTGTAGGAAGTACCGTAACACTACTACTAAACTATAGAGCTACATCATTAGAGGGATTTGTTATTGCAACATTACCGTTTGAAGCTAGACCTTCACAGCCTGTAGATATCCACACGGTAGATGGAGCAGGTAGAGCATCGAGAGTAGTCGTTAACTTAGATGGAGCAATCTCATGTTCTACAATTAATGAAGATGTCCGTACAGCGATTACTTATAACGTCTAAGGAGGAATAAATATGTTATTTGCAGTCTATTTCTACAATGAAAACAAGCGATACACTCATACTGATATGGTGTCATGCACTTACAAGGACAAGTTCGATACGGATGGAAACAATATCGGATACACTGTAGAAAAGATTCTACCTCCTAGTTCTACAGACGTTCCACCTCCGCGTCTTGACTCTGACCCGGTGTTTAACGGAAAGGATTGGATTCCTACTAAGGAACTCCCTCCTGTGGAAGATAAACCTCCAGGGCCGTCTGAAATGGATAAATTAAAAACGGAATTAGAAGTAACTAAAGCAGCAATGGCTGAATTCATCATGCAGCAAACATTGAAAGGAATGGGAATGTAAATGGCTGAATTCATGGCGATGATGATTATTCAAGGATATTATACGTATCAAGAAGTAGTAATTGACGGACCTATGTTGAAGTACAAGGAACGTGTCGATGCTTACCTAACTAAAGAAGGAAGAGCAGATTTAATTATAAGCGCGCAATAGTGGGCTTTTTTATTTTGCTTAAAAAAGACCAACTATGAGAAGTCAAGAGGAATTTTATA